TATTGAAGTAGTTAAATCTACCTCACGTACCGTAACTGATGGACTTACAGAAAAAACCATATTTTTTCTCCTTTTATATATGAAATTTCAGTCAAATTGCCTTTATCTTGTTTTATTTATAATTTCTTAAACTTGGCTAAACTTAGAAATAGTTTTCTTCCATGTCGTGACCACTGTCGACAAACCCAAATGGTAGTAAATATTCATCCATCTGATCTTCAGTTTTTTCTCTTAACTTCATAAGTGTATTTATATCTGTAATATCTTTGAAGTAAGTTTGATCAGTCAACCATGCAAATAGCACAAGAGTCATTACCATATCATCATGCGCGCCTGATTCTGCTTGATAAGACGATCCGCGCCGAGAGAACCTAGCCAATTCTTGAATTGTATCAAAATCATGAAGCAGTAATTGATTTTGTTCAATTAGTAGCTTAAGAATAGAACATCCAATGGATTTTACGGTTTTTGTAGTTCTAATTCCACGATCTACGTTTTTACCAAAGCCACCGGAAATTCGCTTACCAGATCTGCCCGCACTTTCAGTTGATAACATTTCTTCGTATCCATATTCTAGATATAATGTATCAGCTACCTGTTCGCCAATATCGTTTATTTCTACTAATACCTGAGCGTTATTATAAAGTTTTGCAATCCTAAAGATAACATCTGCATAATCTACCGGACCTACAAAATTATCTCTGAATGTGCATACTTGTTCATATGGCATTTTTGAAACATCTAATATGGAAAACGTAGAATAATCAAGTCCTTTACCTCGAGATACGTCAGCTACAAGAACATATGTAGATTCTTTCAGCGGCGGCTTATATTGTTTAATTCCTTCACGCTCTACTATAGGGACTGAAAATGATAACTCTTTAAGTTTACTGCCAGATATAAGTGTGTTTTGGCTACCTATAAATGAGCAATCGAATTCCTGTGAAAATTGCTCCATATTCCAAGAGATTGATGCTAGTGTGTCTTCTTTCCATGCTTCATCTCGACCCGGTACTGCATTCCATGGAACTTCTTTATAGATATAACCGTTTTTGCCTTGACCTCTTTCATTTACATCTTCCTGTGCTTCTTTGCAGATCTTCCAGAAGTGATTTAATGAGTTTGGAGTAGAAGTAAGTAAGATTTTGGTCTCTTTACCAGAAGAAATAGTCGGATATACTGATGCAAAAAATTCATCCCAATTCATAAGGAAAGCAGTTTCATCTACGTATAAGAAACTGCAATTATGAACTGTCATTCCTTCAGCATAGAAAGAATGCGTGTCTTTTACATTTATTGCATCATACACTGGTTTGATCACGCCAGAATTCTTATAATCTAACAATCTTCTTCCAGAATATGTCTCGTGAGGTTGAATGTTTTTTGCTTCAACCCAAACGCCGTCGTCTCTAAGAAACTCGTGATCTTCAGTACATTGTATTGCGGAATTTTCGAATTGCAATACGGAAGTGGGTTTATTTCCCATAAAATGAAACCCATCAAAATCTCTAAACTTACCTTCTGATAATATTTTCATTTCCTTTTACCCATACCTTTTACCCAGCCGGTTGGTATAACATCACCCGCTTTTATGTATTTTCTTTCAGAAGTTTCTGGATTATGAATAAAAATCATTCCTTTATTATTAGCAGGCTTACCTTTTAGAGATTCAGAAATATTTTTGCGAGTTTCATTACTTCTTTTCATGCCTCTATGTTTTTCTGCTGTCTTTTTTATTTTTTCTGAGTTCTTGTTTATCTTAATCATTCTTTCTTGGTGTTTTTCTGGGTTTTTCTCTATCCATGATTTAATAGATTTTCCTCGCTTTTCATTTGATTCTTTAGACTTTGATACACCAGAAAACCGATTGCGGCACAAATTTGCCAGTTTTTTCTTTGCCGTTTTTCTTGCTTCTTCATCATTTAAAAAATTGTATCTTTTCAAATATCTTTGAATTGCTGTTCTTTGTAAATATCCTGAGTTATAGCAAATAACCCCATCATATACAAGTTTATTTATTTCAAACCAATCTTTAATACCAAAATAATCTTTTATTTCATTACTATTGAAAAAAACTACAGCATCATCTTCTACTAAAAATGATTTACTCCAAGAAAACGGTGCTTCGGAATAAGTTTTATTTCTAGATTCTTGAATATTCTCAATTGTTTCTTTACTATGACTTTTACCGAAAAACCCGTTTTGCTCACCTAAAAGAATAGTTACATTTCCGCCAATAACTAGATTATAATTATCATCACTATCAACCCATTCACGACAAACAATTTCCCTTTCTAGATTTTCAGCTTCTTCTTTGCTCTCAGTGACTAAAATAAGTTCTTGTCTCATATTCATCGGCCCATATTTTTCCAAAGCCAATTTTATCAACTTACCAGAACCTAAATAACCATCATCAAAAATAGAACCGTTTTCACTAGATTCAAATCTAATATTATCGAGAGATTTTATTTTATGAAAGCCAACATATTCTTTATCATTGACAATATTTATTGTTTTATAAACAGTATAATACAAAGCACATATCCTTTATTTAGATGAATTTGCTTTATTTATAATCTTTTCTATTTCAACAAAGTAATAGTCATCTCCGTCTTCTATGCAAACACGCGTATCGCCAGTAACACAAGACTTACCGCGGATTGATGATGATGAAGATGCAGCAGCATGAACCTTACATCCGTTTTCAAGTTCCATCGAACCTTTGTTCCAGGTCACAATACCTTGCTGCAACCATGATGGTAGTGCCTCATAAGCAAGCTGGATCCTACTTAGTATTTCTGTTGCTGAAGCAGCCTTGTTAGCAAGTAAGGCAACAGTTTTATATTCATTAAATAGTATGTAGTGTAGAATAATTGCAACAGCGGTAGTAGTATTATGTGATAATATGCCATTTGTATAATAGACATGATCGGCGGAATCTACACTCAGATCATACATTGTCTCTTTAATACCACTGTCTGAAACCGACAAAACTACTATAGGCCCATTCTCAGACTGTATAGTAGAACCTATGCAGTCTTTAGCATATACCTCAGAACCATCCTCACAGATTAGAATATGATCATCCGCACAGTCAAGATATTGCCCAGAGCTAAATTCTACTCTGTATTTTCTATAGGGAACTGTAATATTGAAGTGTGATATGGGCTCCCAACCGGTTGGGGCTAAAACATGTATATCGGCTATGCCATAAACTTCTACAAACTTTCGGTTCGTTCTACTACTAAGTTTATTGTTTAAAGGGGTATGATTACTGTATTCTATATTTTGTAATTTAGTATAGGTTCCATTTAGAATAAGTTCATGTAAGCCACCCATAGTAATCTCTGATACAATATCACCCATTTTTATCTTTATTAAAGTGTCTACACTTACACACTTTCCAGCTTGTCTGCTGGCATTAACGACGACACGCCTATTCTTTGAAATTGCATTTACAATGTCTTTTTGAAAATCATACATTTCAATTGGAATAAAGCCATGATCAACGTGTACAATTTTAATATATTGTTCAGCAAAATAAATAGGATCGTCGGCACACTTCATATATTCCTTAAGCATATCAGGCGACCACTCAATTGGAGTGCCACCGCGCTTGAGCATGGGATTGCCTAGGTAGCCGGTATCAGACATTTATTCATCGCTTCCTTTAATCATTTTCAATAGATCAGCTGTAGATAGTATCAAATTGTTGTTTGTTATATTAGTCTGTGCTTCTTCTTCCTTCTTGGGATTTATAATCTCATCCTTTGCATATTTCTTTCGCATTGATAAATCAACGAAATCCCTATTAGCATCTAGTAGTGTTTTCATCATGCCTGATACTACTTCAAATGCCCTTGGAGATTCAGATTGTTTGGCTAGATTGATAAGTTCATCTAGTGAATCATCACCGAGTCCTATAATTCTCTCAACATTTGCTCTTGCCTTTTCAATATCCCTGAGAGTGTCGTCTGCGGCCGCGAGTGCTTCTAAATCTGTAATTGAAACTTCCGTATTCTTTTCTTCGTTAGCAACTGGAAGATATTCGACTTCTTCTACTGTGGCATCCACAGTCTCACCTAATGCTTCT